TTAACCACAAGGTTCGCTATGTTTATTCACCGAATTTCCATGTCACTGACAACCCAACCGCGCACCGTAGTTCAATTTCTCGTCAATGCCCTATCCTGTAGTTCAAGAACCCGCCAGTCACCCCTAGCAAGCTGATTGCCACCACGATCAGAACAAGTAAACAGATCCCGACAATCACGTATAACACCCACGGATTGTATGGAGGCGGCAACTTAACCACAAGATACTTCGCCACAATCGATATGACCACCAGCACTAACATAAGAAGCAAAAACGATCCAATGCTCATGTTCCCCTCCTCTCTGGTCAACTCACTTTTATTTTACGGAATGCTATTGCCGCCCGGGGCCAACACAGGCTTGTTTCGGTGATCATACCATGCGCCCGACCAAAAACGAACCGCTTCGGCTTCACCTTTCACCGAACTTACACGAAAGAAAACCATTCGGTCTTCCGGCACATTAACAATGCGCAAGGTTGTTGTTGTCACCGTCGCAGGTGGATTAGTAGCATAAACCCACGTTGCACCCATGTCGTTTGACTGATATACGCGATATCCTGACGCCTCGGGAACAGGATCCCATTTGAGATCGACATCAACAGCCTGAGAAACGCCAACCATCGAGAACATAAACAACACCACGAAAAACACGATCCACTTTTTCATCTTACCCCTCCTCTGTTTTTTATTGTGCCTGCTGGAATGTCGATCCCTTACAGGCCTGACAGGTTTTCTTCATTCTAAAATCGCCCGATCCCGCCGCCGGCTTGCTTCCGATCAGTTTGTATCCTTTACCACCGCAAGCCGTGCAATTTACAAGTGGCATAACCTTTGGCGAAGGTGGCGGAGGTATCAGGTCAGGATGCAATATTTCATCCTGACCTTTGATCACCTCTTCGGGGATTTGCCATAACCGACTCGTTTCTTTTTTTATCTTGCTACGATCATCTTCTCTCATTGTCTACCTCCTTCGATCGCTAGTCTTTTTTTATCAAACACGCACTCAGGCCAACAGAGGTTGACTTGTCATCAACCTCCCTGTCATCGCCAATATTGACAAGCTCCTTGACCAGCTCACCATCCTGATAAAACTTGATCGTATCGCTGGGCATGAATGGATTGACGATCACATCAAGAAAAGGACTTGGAAACTGAGTGCGGAGTATTCTCGCGTTTGGCACAACACAATGCCCGCCGATCAAATCTTTCGGCGGATCCAAAACAGGCCTGCTGTTATGTGAATCACCCCTGTTGTTTACAAGGCTATTATAATCTTCATCGTACCGTTTGATGATATGGTAATCAAGCCCGATACTCTTGGCACACCGTTCACTGTATCGAGCAAACTCAATGCACACCCCGTAATATGTTGTTGACCGCAATTTAAGAAACTCGGTCCACTTGGGATCGGGCAGCACGATGAAATTCAATCCGGCCTCTTTAAGAAACCGGATTGCAGTCTCGTCTCTGCCGCCAAAATAACATCGGCTGTTATGCTTGACATCTCGAGCGATGTACGGATGCTTTGCTTCAATCGGAAAATGAGACGCGCCGAGACTATCACAAGTTCCAACCGGAACCGTTGAAAAAATGATTGTCGGCACCTTCTTGTTGAGAATCAATTGCCAATCATTCACGGTCATCAGAAATTTGTCTCCCCACGGTATTGCGATCAACAGGATCTCGATGCCATCGCCACCTGTATCTGCAATTCTCATTGCGCTCTGATTGATCCCTTTGTAAGGATCGTGAATCGCAACTCGGTGCACGTTTGTAAATATCTCTGTCATTCCTTTTCCGATCTCACCGTATCCGATCAACAAAGCTTTCATGATACCTCCTTTTATTTTCCCTTACCTTTCCCTTTACCTCTGCCACCGCGGCCTTTTCCTTTGTTGCACCCTTTAGTCCATTCCCGCACCATGATAACCCCCTCAGCTTGCTCGCGGCAAGCCTGATTTGAAACTATCGAGAAGCCGGATTGCCACTTCGACTGCTGACGTTCCTTCCCACTGCAGTTCCGGCCATTCCTTCTTCAAATACTTTGCCAACAGATCATACTCGTATGCGCAATCAATAACATTTCTGCTATCGTCATTGACACCCATAAACTTAGTGCCAATGTCTGCCGCCCATTCCATCATCCGTTTAACTAAGGCATGATCCTTTTCGATCTCTTCGGCCTCCCGATCCTTTTCGATATCGGCGATCAAAAGCTTCGCCTTATCCATCATCAATGAAAGACCTTCGGCATTATCAACGTCGCTGCCGGTTCTCTCTTTCAGTTCTTTTAGAAGATCAGGAATGCCTATAATTCTTTCATCAGCCATTTTATCACCTCAATCTCGTTTAGTAAATCCAAAGCCTTCCGCTTTCTTTTTGCTCGGCGCGACTTTGACCTCACCTTTGTACTTGGCCCCCATCGACTCGAGAAATTCGGCTGCGAGGAAGCGATGACAGAATTCACCATCGGGACAAAAACAAACGATGACAACTTCGCCCATGCCAAACAACTCTTTGACCGCTTTTGGGTTGTCTTCAAACCGCGCCTTGACCATTTCAAGATAACGCCGCTTGTATTGACTCTCGCTAATCGTTTTGCGCTTGTATCTCAACACTAGAGGCCATGTAGGGGAAAGGAGTCTACCGATCGGATCTTTCGTCTTTGCGGTGATATCCAAACGCCCATCTCCTTCGTACCAATAGCGGGAGGTCTTGACCATAAGCTTGCCATTCATGCCGGCCCCCTTTCACTGTTGCTCGAATTGAACGTTTTCCACCATGTCTGTAAGCGGAGGTTGATTTCTTACCCCGCATTCACAGACCACGCCGATCCGCATCTCGGCCCGTTTCTTCTCGTCAACCTTGTTTCCTTTTTCATCGAAGGTCGCAAAAACAACTTGGGCCGTGTAGATCGTCAACCGTGTTTTGCCCTGACCGACTTCCTTGCCGCACCCCGGGCATTTAGGCTGCCACCGCTCGGGGATCTGTACTGATCCGCCACCACCTGTTCCAAAATCAATCGGCAACATTACCAGCGCCATTTCATTACCTCCCTTATCTGATATTTGATATGGATTAACATGATCTCCAAACATATACGTTGATATCTGATCTTCTGCAACAAAATCTTCATAATCCTTTGACCCCCACCATACCTGCCCGCTCGCCGGTCACAGGGAATTCATATTCAATGTAATAACCAATCGCATCAGTCAAATGTGAAAGCTCCGGTGCCACCTTCTTATCAATCTCACCCGATCCTCCCTTGATCAACTGCGTTCCTTCAAAATCTGTAACAACGTGCGGGGCCTTGCCGGGATCGACAAGCAATCTCACCGTACCGTCCATTGATCGTAAACGTGAATTCACCGCATTAACTCTTGCCCGTTCTGATGGGTTTGATCTCTTGACCCGATAATTTACTCGATCGCCAAACACTTTCAAATGTTCCTTGATCAAATCCCAATCTGATCCCGCAACTTTGGCCGATCCCGACGCGCCGCCAGTAGCATCACCATAACAGTATACCAGACCTTCGTGATCCTTGTAATCTTGAATCAATTTCTTACAAACGACAGGAGTATTGGATGACCGAGGGACATAGACTTCACTAATGCAACAGGAGATCGTATCGCCGATGACTGCAAGGCCTTGATTGTCAAACCGCGTCTTCTCTTGTATCACGGCAGCAACACCCGGCGCTACGTTGAAGTCAAAACAAAAAACTAAAGGTTGTTTTGGATTGTACCTGATACGAGCCGTATGGATCCGTTCATCAAAAGGATAATAGGCGCGGCCTTCAAAGCTTACAAAGCTTGCTTCAAATTCCTGCTGGAATGTCAATTCATCGAGATCACGTTTTGCCGCCTCGATTTCTTCTCGAGGTAATATGTCTGCACTGACCCAATGAAAGCTATCCCATTCGCCTGTGTCATCTGCCTTGGCCTGTTTGTCGAGATCGTAATAATGATTTCGGCCTTCCGGCACTCCGATAAACCAACACCATCCGCGACGGTCAGCAAGAGCAGGCCTCACGTTCTCCTGCCATGCTTTCTTCTTCATATTTCCAAATTCGTCTAAAACCCCGCCGTCCCACGGTACGCCTTCTATCCTCTCGGGCTTATCCATTCCGACAACGATCAATTGCGCACCCGATGTATAATAAATCGTGAGATCATTTTCACTTGGTGACTTCGCCATCACTCTCGGGCTCGTCAACAACTTCAGATCCTCCCACCATATTCTTTTCGCCTGATCTCGTGTCGGCGCGGCTGCAAAATATCTAGGCGGAAAGAACGGGCCGCCTGCCGTTGCCGCCTGTACCAACTTTCTCTTCGCAAGCTCTGTCTTTCCTGATCGCCTGCCCGCCGGCACTGTCTTAAATCGGGCAGTCGATAATACAAGCCGCTCCTGTTCCCGATGCGGCCTCAGCTTCGTCCATCTCTGTGGTAATGCCATACACTATTTCTTTTTCGTCTGCCGGCCTGTCTTGATCTGTGTTACCTGCCAACTATTCATCTTCACGATTGTCTTCTTCATGGTTTCTCCTTACCACTCATTTTCTCTTTGTTATAATACCCTTCCATCGCTGCCAGAACTCCCGCTAAAGCAAAACACGAGACCTCGATCAAAGGGGTTGTTTTTGAAATTCTCAATTCCCGAATTACAAAGTCCAAATACTTATCTGTGTTGTTTTCACTAGGAGGGGCAAATTTATAAACGAATTGTTCTACGGTGAGACCTCTGCTTTGATCCTTCTTAATCTGATTATGAGCAGCCCTAAAGCCTGCTGCTGCGTGAGGAAAAACAGCAAACCCACCAGACTCCCCCACTGCCTCTTTTTGACCAGCAAAACGAAGATTGACAGGATTGTTATTCCTTTGTGCAAGGTTCATCTTTTTCACCTTTCACAATCTCCGCTGCACCACAATCAGGACACCAAAGATCACTCAACGGCCATTCCCAACTTTTATCCGGCCGAGGGTTACAAGCCTCTCCCTCAGTGCCTTCCCATCCGCAGTTATTACATTTAAGATTCATAATCAAGCCTCCTGCTATATGCTAAACCGCCATGCCTCTTTGATCTCCTCGATTGTTTCTCGAGGTGAGATAACAAACATAATCACCGTTGCGCCGATCATCAATACCGCATAAACAATCAACACATAAGTCCAAATTAATGCGGGGATCAATCTGTAATAATCATCCAAGCTGTATGCCACAAGTGATCTCCTTTTGAAATGCGCCCGGCTTCGACGGATAGCTTTTCCCGAAGCAAGGTTGGAAGGACCTGCTGGGATCCGGGAAGCCGAGGCGCAAAATTATCATGGTAGAAATCCGATCCCGCTTAGAACCTGTATCACATCACGGCCTAATATCGGCAGTAAGGTCTTCGATATCTGCCGGCCGAGGTCACTGAGCAAGATACTCTTGATCCTGATCTCCAAGCCTGCCATGTATGCTACCTGATCATCTGTAAGATTAGGTTGTTTGGAAAGGGCCTGCAGCTCTCTGATCGCATCGACCAATGTTAACGGCATCGCCTCATACTGTTTGCCAAGATAGCCTTTGAAAAACTCGATCTCCGGTGATAACACGTCTTTGTGCGACCGCTGCATCTTGATCATTTCCGCCACGGTCTTCTTTTCAAACTTCTGTGCCTGCTGTATATCCTCCGTTACATTTGTAATGCCGGTCTGCACAGAAGCGCATCCGGTCGCCAAGAAACAGAAAAGCACGAACACCAAAAACTTTTTCATACCGCCCTCCCTTTCAAGATTTGGTTGTTTTGCTCTTTCTCTTATCATCGATTCTCTCAATCTCATGTATCATCGCCGTTGCCAATGATCCCGCCGTTGATACCATCGTTGCCTGCATCTCATTGACCATCTTCCAAATTTCCTGTGCCTCGGTCACAGCATCTCTGCCCTTGTCTTTCTCTTTCGACCACATTCCAAGGTGCTCGCCGATGCTTCGTAAGGCCTCATGCTTTGGATACATCCTGACCTTAACATCTGCGCCGTACTCGGTGAATTTGACTGATACTTCAGATATGGCTGCGGTTATGTCTTTATCCAACGTCGATGAATCTTTCACGTTGAGCCCGCACTCGTTCCATGTAGATACGTCAGCGACATCTGAAAACCCAATTCGTGCCAGTTCTTTCAAGACGCGATCTTGTGTTATATGCGTGCGGCGGGATCGCTCTTCCATGGCCTGAGAGATCGCCCGCCGTATTCTCTTGTTCTGTAATAGTGTCCAAGCCGCTTGTCTCGTATTCTCTTTCTTCGCCCTGTAACCTGCAGCTCGGTACGCTCTGACTTCGTTGAGATCGATAAGGTATTCTTCTACAAAACGCTTCTGCCGCAATCGCATTGCCTTGTTCTTGACTGACTGTGGCAAATCCTTATCTTCTGCAAGATCGTCTATAAATTCCCGGGGTGTTTGACTGTCTTTCATATGCCATCATTGTGACCTCTTTCTGATGTT